CTTGTGCCATTGTGCTAGAAACTAAATCCCACTCGTAAAGTTTTCCGTCGTCTGGAGACAAAGCAAGTAAGTATTCGCCCCAATTGTCCATTGATACAATAGTTGCCGGCAAAATGCTTGTCACGTCTTGACGAACAACGCCGTACTCTTCGTACCCGTAAACTCCACCGCCGTATCCAGTGTTGACAGAGGCGTCAACGCGACCAGCCGTATATCCTGCTGGAGTTATGTTCGTTGAGATACCAGATGCGTTTATAGCATAAATTGCGTCATGTGTAGCAATCGCGAGCCTTGGATCAGCAGAGTTATCTTCCCAAACGTGCATCTTTCTGGCCGTGCCAGACACGTCAACCGACTGACGCTGACGCCACCCGCCCACAGGGCGCAAGGCATCCTCGTGCCAACGCACAAGGTTTACATCACGCCAGCGGCCTTTAGACATCAAGTCAGTGCCGTTTCGATAAGCGCCCGCTGGCATTTGTAAAGGGATCAATGGCATATGTTATTCCCGCTACTTATAACTAAAATTGCACGAAGGACTTGATGTGTTGGCCACCGCATCGCCAACAGGGCTAAACGCAGCGTCAGACAGTGAGCCTAGTACAGCAGGTGCTGATGGGTCACTCAGGTCATAAATCTGCAGCAGGTCATCTGGACTAGAGTTAATTAGTGTAAAGCCAGCTAAGCGATAATCGTCAAATGCAGTTAAGTTGTAACCACTCGCAGTAAGCTCTCCGTCAAAAAAATTATCGTCACGGCCTCTGAAGTAACTCAGGCCAAAAGATGACCCATTATCACCCGCAGATGAGCCAGACCCAATTGCGTCGCCCGCGTAGCTGTGTGACTGCGTGTAACGCTCTGTCGACCAGTAAACGGTTTTGTTTTTTACATCCAAAGCCACCTTGGAATAATTCCCGTTTACCTCATCTATTGACTTTGTAACCTCATTAAGCTTCACCATGCTGGCAGGGTTTGAAATATCAATTAGGCTTAGCCTGTGGAAGCCATTAGTTACAATTTTACCTGCGCTTGCAAGCAGACGCTTATTCGCAAAGTCTATCGATAAAGCCATACTCACACTACTTGTAAGCCCCGTCGAAGTAATAACGTCGAGTTGTGCCATGCTTGAAGGGGTTGATACATCGTAACTATAAATATATCCGCTGTCAGCTCTGGTCCAATACAAAACATCATTATCGTTGTCTAATGCTAGTGCGCCAGCCTCTCCTGAAATTGACATGGTTTGGGACACTGACATGAAAGATGGGTCCGACACGTCAATAGAGACAATTTCGTTGTCTCCTTTGGTCGTCACGAAAACATGATTGCGCTTCTTGCTGTAAACAAGTCTTCCACCGTTAAGGTCGGCTGAAACTTCGCTTATTTTCGTGGGCGAAGATAAATCTGACACATTGACCGAAACGAGCGAACTCCCCGTAGACACAAACAGTGTCGTTACAGGCTGATTGGAACCGCCAGCAGCCGCCATGCTTTTAATCGGCGCAAGCATTAAGCCATCCCTTGTCCAGCAACAAATCCATACCAGCTACTGTAGCCATAATTAGTAAACACAAATATATCAACATCACCGCTGCCCTGAGATAAAGTCGGCTCAATATTAGAGGCCCACCTTACAGACGCCGGCCAAGTAATTGATCTTGCTGTAGAATCTTGCTCGACTACAAGTGTAAATGTCGTAACATGCCCAACCGCAGCCGGGTTGGAGAACGTGTAGGTTACGTCCTCAGTCAACGTGTGAATGAAGTGCGTCGCAGACTGAGCGTCTAGCGTTGCTGCATTGGAAGCTGATGTCACTAACGACGACTTCTCGTAAACAGCGTCGTTTAGCGTTATGTCGCCGCCAGAGCCTGTGGTGAAAGTAGCGTTGTCGAGCTTGTTCAGCTCAGCAGCATTAACATTAACAACAGCGCCACTAATCTTCCAAGAGCCAGCAGTCACATCGGGCGCGATTGCAGTCGTCCCGCCCAGCAAACTGTCGAGCGAGTCAAGATTGGTGTTGATCTTTGTTCCCCAAGTATTTGAGGACGCGCCAACCTCTGGCTTTGTCAGCCCGTAGATCGTGGTTGTTGTATCTGCCATTTGGAAATCCTCTAAGTTGCTGGCATATTACACCCAATGCCGCGTTAAGTCTATACGGGCGGCGTGGGCCACGTTACGGAATACGGGAAACCAGATTGCGCGGTAATATCACGAAGCGCTTGGCGATACGTTTCCCAATTCGCAGGCAGGTTTTCGTTTCGTTCGTAAGCCTTAATGACAACCCAATCTGTGTCCGACAAAAACTGATCCCGCATTGAGCGGATGCGATTTTTCGCCTCGGCCTGTGGCTTGTTTTCTGCAACCATAAATAACGTCCACTGGCCGTCCACCTGCACAAATTGCCCCTCAACAGAGTTCTGGGTTGTAGGGTCATAGCTCACATCTTGGATGACATATGGATATACGTCATAACTAACCAATAGCGCGTCAGGTATAACCTTTGGGAAGGATGTGTTTGGATTATCACGGCGCAGTTGCCCCAGTGTGTATTTGGCTGGGGTGCCGTTTGTAAGTTTGATGTGCATATTAAAACCTTACGTTAAGTCAAGCTGGATTGCTGTGCATAGCTCAAACGTACCAGAAACATCTAGCGTTTGGGTTCCCGTGTTGCCATGCCCAGACTTCTGGTAGGCCCAATAAAACTTTACATCGTTATCTGCGCCATCCACATCAACAATATTTGCAAATGAGGGAACAGTTACGTCAACAACTGCTCCAGAAGCTACCGAACCAAACCCCATGTAAATACTGTCGTTTGTGTCTGTCATACTAATAGACGCCGTACCCCCGTTTAAACCCTCATCCTCGGCAACTTCTGTAAACGTGCTGTAACCTGTGGGCCTAAAAACCACTATCACATTGTCGCGGTTGCCGTTGTTGGTCGTGTAGGACGTATTAGCGGTGGCTATTATGCGGCTAAAAGCAAAACTTTGATAAGATGAATACAGCGCACGATTTATGAGCGTCCAGCCAGCCTCATCATTTATAAGATTATTGCTGTAATATTGCATATAATTAAATAGAAGGTCGCCCTCCTCATAATCCACGCCACGGGTTACTGTGACAGAGGAAGCCCCGCGCTTATGTCCTATGTACTCAAGGCTTGCCCCGCCAACACCGCCAGCACCTTGAACTTTATGCCGCAGCATTACGAACCATCCCCAACCAATGCGCCGTAGAGAGTGGTTGAAACTTTCCACAGCGCAATGACTGTGTAGCCTGTTGTCGCAAGCGTTGGAGCCGCGCCACCATTGTTGACCCATGTCATTGTGGGCCATGTAATTGAGTAGGCAGTGCCGTCATCAATCATAAGGGTGATGCTTTCGCCCTCAGAGACGCTGTCTGTCAATGTGGTGTTGGCCGCCAGCGTCTTGGTCTGGATTGTGCCATTTGCCGGGTCAAGTGCCGTGCCAGTGAGGCTGTAAACTGTTTCGTCAATGCCACCAGAGAAAGACACCGTACCTGTGAGTGTAGGGCTGGCGGTGGGTGCCTTGGCATCAAGCTGCGTTTGAATGGCAGATGTCACACCGCTTGAGTAGTTTAATTCTGTAGCACTAGCCGTTACACTTAAATCAGAAAGCGAAGATACAGTACCTTTTGCGTCAAGCTGTGTTTGAATGGCAGATGTCACACCACTTGAATAGTTTAACTC